GTTCATGACGCGCTCATTGGCGCCACTGGCTAAGGTCCAGCTATGCGGATCACCGATACCTGAGTTTTGAATGCTCTTCTGGTACGACAAAAACAGGTGCTTGCGGTGCGCAATAATGTGCGTAGGTACATCGACACCCACACCCGTGGTGATGTCCGTCCAGGTGCTGCCATCCCACTCAAAGGCTTTGTGCACACCCGAGACGCCGTACATCTTTTCGGTACCGGCAAACGCGTAGTTCACAAACTCATATACGCCATCCGGGCTTAATCCGGTTTTCACGGCGGTCCAGCCGGACCCGGTAGATTCATGCATCGCTGCCGTGAGACCGCCGACTGCATTGCGCAGGGCATAGACTTTGTTGTTGTAATGCCAGACGCCGAGTAGCTTGCCCTCGCCGGGCACTTCGGTGGCATCAAACTTGGTGTAGCCAAGTAAGCGGCGATAGCCGCCCAAGCGTTTGCATTCCACATTGCTGCCGACGACCAAGCGACCGGGGTCCAAGGCCGTCGACGGACTGGCCAAATCCAGGCCGCCGCCGAGTTTTACAGGAGCAATGTTCATGACAAACCTACACTGAGACCGTCGGATACAGTCGACCAGGTAATGGACTGCGCACTGGGCGCGGTTTCAGTAAAGACCACGGCTTCCGACACCACAGCCACCGGCTCCATCGGAAACATCTTTGGCAGCACATCACCCACCAGATAACCAAACTGCAGCGTCGTCCCTGCGCCCTCGGGCAGATCGTTCCCGTGGGTAACACTGGCCGTGGGTCCAAACAGCGCCAACACGCCGGTAACGGAAATCGGTTCTTGACCGATGACCCGTGCCCCGCTGTAGGTGGTGGTGCCGTAGCTGCGGTAAAACCCGCTCAGCTCCAAACCCGCATGGGCCGATCCACTCAGACCGGTTTGCTCTAGTGCGTGGACCCCTACGGCCACAGGCTCTTGGCCAATGACGCGTGATCCAACCGCACCGCTCAGCGTGAGCGTGTCCTGCCCGCCTTGCGGCAGGTCGTTGCCGACGCTCAGTAGCGCCGCCGCGCCTGTAAGCGCCAGCGTGCCGGTTACGCTGATTGGCTCTTGGCCGATATACAGCGTGGCGGCGTATTCGTTTTTGGTCAGGACCGCGTAATTGCCCAGTGGCTCTTGACCGATGGCCAGCGTCCCTGCGACGGGGCTGAGTCCAAGCGTGCTGTACGTGCCGGTAAGCTCAACACTCCAACCAAGCTGGGTAGTGCCCAGCGTTGCACTACCCAGCTTTGCGTAGGCCATCAGCTCAACTGAAACAATCCGTTCGCGTTCCAGCGCACGATGAAGTTACTGTTGGTGGAGCGGACGTTGTAGCCGGTATCGTCAAGGTCCATGTACCCAATCAAGCGATCGGTGCCGGCCAAAGACGCGCCGGCCTGGCGCACCAATACGATATAGCGTGCGGCGATCGACACCGTGGTGCCGTAAGTCACATCGTCGGCATCAAACTTCACCGTACCGGCCGATTCGGTAAACACCGGACTGGTCAGCGTCTTCGGTGCGTAATCGGCATCGGCGCAGATGTTGGTGACATCGGAGTACGTGTCGTGGGTAGCGGCCGGCACGTAGTCCGTGGTCGCCAATACCGCGGTCACCGTGTCATTATCCAAATCGACGGTACCGTCCAAGATGTCTTTCTTAGCACTGTTATAGAGGGTGAATGATCCGACAGACATGAATAGCTCCTTACGCTAACGGGGTTTCGCCCTGGGCGATCATGGGCGCACTTCTGCGCAACAGACGATTGAGTTTCTGCTGATAGCGCATGGCGGCACCTTGGTAGATGTTGGGCGCTTCTTCATACACGCCGTAATACTCCATCGCCTTGTCGACGATCATGCTGTGCAAAAACGCAGGGATCACAGGCGTATCGGAGGCGGCGCTCAGTTCGACTGGATGCTTCCAGTACGCCAATTGCACGGTGTAGGTGGCATCCGGCGTCGGATGCAAAATCAAATCCCCATTCGGAATGAAGATCACGTGCGTGGGGCGCTGTTGTTCCACCACGCCCACGTCTTCACGTTTGTATTCCCAATGCGGCATGTGCAGCAACGCGGTTTCGGTTGCTTCCCCTTCGCTGGTCTTAAACACCGTGAAGTATTTAGGGTCCCAAACATTCACGTCGTTGAGCGACGGGGTGTATTGTTGGGTTCCTGCGGAGGTTTGAAAGCTCACCCGCTTCCACAGGAAGTCCCATTCTGCATCGGCTGCTTGTACCTCAAACCAGGCTTCCTTCACCCAATTCACGATCCGCGCGGCATCGCCGCTTTGACCGATAACCGATGCCGGTGCATTGACGCCCATTTCGCGCGCCAAGGCTTGGCAGAGTTCAAGGTAGTTCATGTTCGATTACAGACGGGTGTATGGAAAACGTTTCACGTTACGCCAAATGTCTTCCATGATGGGTTCGCCGTTTTCATCCACCTGGCCGGTTTTGCGCTTCCCTTCATACTTGGTGTAGATACACTGATCTAGCAGCGCCAAATGCTCTTCGCGGATGTCCACTTCTTCCTCGCGCTTGATCTGAATGGCCATGCCGTTCACCTGCGCGAAGATCGGTCCTGAGTCTTCGTTGGTGTTGTGAAAAATGACTTTTACGCGGCGGGGTTGATCAACGGTCGGCGCGGCTTCTTTTTTCGGACGGCTCGGCTTTTTTTCTACCGGAGCGGTCTCGACTTCGCTCTCTTCAAAGAGATCGGAAACGTCGTCTTCAAGACTCATGGAGTTCTCCTAAATAAAAGGGGCGACACCCCGAAAGATGTCGCCCCGGTTTCACCAATCCAGATGGATTAGTTGGTTGCAGCCACCTCGGCACGCACCATCCATGCGTCATTCAAAATGACAGCGGTGCTGTATGCCTTCCAGCCAGCGTGGTTGCGCTGACCCAGCGGATCAGAATCCGACGGCTTTGCGTTCACGATGGTTGGGGTGATGGAGTTGCGGCCCTTCAGTGCCACCAGACCAAATGCGTCGCGACCCAAGAAAATGATCGGATACACATCCGCGCTGGTGCCGGTGGTGGTGATCATGGAACCGGCAGCGCCGCCCGCATCGGCCCATGGCGCGATGACGGTTGAAGAGACGTAACGTACGTCTTCGACCTTACCGATTTCAGATTCCCACGGAGACATGGAGCCGTATTTTTCTGGCGGTACAAAACCGCTCAGACCACGGATGTCACCTTCCAGGTCCGGGTGGACAATGCCCACGTAGCTCGGTGCTACGTTTTCAGTGCCGTACGCGGCAGTCGAGCGCACCACCTTGGTGAGCGGACGTGCGTTCTGGCGCTTGAGGTCACGCACGCACTGACGCTGCAGGGACAGGCTCAATGCAGTGTTGACCGCATTGCGCGCAGCACCGTTGGCATAACGCACGTTGGAGCCGGCCTTGAGCACATTGAAACGAATGGTCTCAATGGTCTGTGCCGCCTGTTCGCCCAGGACATCCACCGCTTCCTGCAGTACCGGGTCCTCGTGGGTATCCATCACCTTATCGGTAATGGTCACCAGGTCACCGTACTGACTGACCTGTGCGGTCACGTCGGTTGCGCTGAGCTGCTTGGCCGTCGGGGTGACGCCTTCGGTCATCGGCGTGGTTGCCAGTGACAGGGCGTTGTAGCGACGGAATTTAATGGTGTCGGACTTCTTGGCCGGCAGGGTTTTTGCCTGACCAAACTTCTCGATTACCAGGAACGGGATGGCGCGCTTGAGCAGTTCACGCTCTGCGTAGACGCCGGTACGCGGTGAAATATCACCATATTCAGTCGTAGCCATGTGGAATTACCTCTATCGTCTTCCGTAGTCAGGATCGTGGCGTTCCAGGTATTCAAATAAGGCATCGGGGTCATCCGGACTGGAGCCACCAATGCCTCGACCGCCACCGCGCGTACTGGGCGATTGCCCTTGGCTCAGTTGACGTTCACGTTTTGCCTGGATTTGTGCCACACGTTCGTTTGGCGCTGGTGCAGGTTGAGCCTGGGCCAGACCGCGAGCTTGCTTGTAATACGTCAGCAAGGTCGCTGCATCGGCAGCATCATCTGATTTCACCAACATTTGTACGGAGGCCGGTTGCTGCTCTACCCAATGTCTGAATTCACTGCTTCGTGCCGTCTCACGCCAATTGGGGTGAATCGACTCTAAGGCTTGTTCCTGCGATTGCTTGTAGCGGGTTTGTTCCGCTGCCTGAAATGGCCGGATTGCCTCGTTGACAATGTTTCGGACCTTGGTGTCATCAACACCGCTTCCGTTTACAGCACCACGGGACAAGGCGGTTGCCAGTGCCGTCGCTGCTTTTTCTTCGTCACCGGACATTAAAAGGTCAACGACCTGTCGGGCGACTTTCTGCGCATCCTGCTGCGGAATCGCATTTGATTCGGCAGTCGTGGAATTTGCTGCACCAGTTCGAGACTGCTTTAGCTGCAGCTCAAGCTGGTTAATCTTTTGCTGGTACGCACTCACGCGACCGGAGTTGGAGCGTACGTTTTGCTGCAACTGCGCAATGGTTTGTTGCGCAGTGCGGTATTCCTTTTCCCAATCTTGTTGCGCTTGGGTGGGCGCGGCGTCTTCTGCGGGTTCTTCCGCGGGCGCTTCGTCTTCAGCTACATCCTCTAGCGTTTCTTCGGCGGCTTCGGATAGCCCTTCTTCCCCTTGGTCGAACAACTCATTCAGGTCATCCTCAGACAGTTCTTTTTCAGCAACAGCGGCTTCGCTCATGGGTGTGCTCCATTAGTCCGCACCAGGCGGCGTAAGGCTTAGGAATCACCCAAGTCGCGGGATGCGTTAGCATCCGGCAAAGACTTGAGTGCGCGGAGGGCTTGAATAAAGCCCCGGTGGTATTGGGTAAACTCAATGGTCAGCGTGCTGTCTTCCAACAAATCACGCTGCACCTCAATCTGCTCGTCGGCCCATTTCACAACAGTGCGCCATTCCGACGACTTCACATCCAGCTTCAAATGCCGCTCCCTAAGCGACGCTTGAGCTGCATCTCTAAGCGCTTATTGTTTTCACGCATCATTGCCACGCCCTGGCGCGCTTTGTCGCCTTGCAAGCGTTGTGTAATGGCCGCAGCGTTAGTGTTCTCTTGGGTGGTCAACTTCGCCAGGGCCAACTCACGCTCTTGCGTGAGTTCCGCGGCACGCAATTGCCCCTTGATCTCAATCTCTTGCTTACGCAATGCCTGTTGCGCTTGTGCGTTTTGCGCATCCAATTGCAAACGGGCTTCCGCCAAGGGGTCTACCGGCGCCTGCTGCATCTGCGCCATCTCATCGATCTTTTGTTGAATCTCTTCGTCGGTGTACATGAATTCCGTGGAATCAATCTGCATCGACGAAATGACTTTCTTAAACAGCTTGGTGAAATCGACCATGTGCGCAAAGTTCGGGTTCTGCGCCAGGCCCACCAAATTCATCATGTTTTGCTGCTGCACCTCTTTCACCAACAGCGCTGAGCTGCCGCGGGCAACAATCTCAAAGTCACCCTTGACCTCTTCCTTGTCGGAAAACTGCATGTTCCAGTCGTACAAGCGATGGATAAACGGCTTGGTAATGTCGTCGTCCCAGTTCTTCACCGCACGCCGCAACAGCGTGTTGGCCTGGTTCATCAGCATCGACATGCCCGTGGCCGTTTGCACCGGGGTGGGTCCCACCTCACCTTGCGCCACTGCCGGAATCCCGGACTCCTCACGCGCCATCTGCAGCGCCTGATTGAAGATCCCCAACAGTTCGTTCAAATGGCTGTTGGTTTCATACTTCGCAAACGCCTGCGAGACATTCACGCCCGGCGTCTTCACCCGCCAATACTTACCCGGCTTGGACACCCACTCGCCGTCTACCGGCTCGATCACCGCATCGTTCACCACCGTTTCCGGAATGGCCGTACGACCGGCGTTGTCCATCGCCATGCGCCATGCGCCATTGATTACCGACTGTGAATTGCGCAACAAATACGGCAGTCCGTAACCAAAAATACTGGAGTCGTCTTGCTCCCAATTGAACACGCTGTAGGGCAAATCGCCGGTGTCCATGGGATTGATTTCGGCGTAAATCACCTCGCCATCACAAAACCACACCACGCCGTTCACTTCGGTCAGGTGGTCATCGTGATCCACCTCGGCGCCACAGGCTTCCAAGTCGTCTTTGTCGATCGGACCGTGGTACTCCCACACCTCATAGCGATAGCGCCCAACCTCTTCCAGGCCACTGATACGGCGCATCTCGGCCAGGTGCGTTGCGGTTTGCTCGCGATCCTTCTCGTTCATCAGCACGCGATTGATCTGCGCGCTGAAAAACCCTGGCTGCTTGGCCAGGTCGCGTAATTCCTTGCGGCTCATCACATGGCGCTGGAATACAAACTCCGCCTCGCTCATGCGTCGTGCGCTCATGTCGGGAAAGAAATCCCACGGATCAACGCGCTCGGCCCACGGACGCATGTCGCGCGTCATTTCCAGTACACGCACCGTTTGCCCCGTAGCCGGGTCATCCATCTTGCCCCAGCGCTTGCGCACACGACCGCGAATGACCGGACCCTTGATAATGGCCGTGCCGTACAAACACGCATCGTGAATCGCATCACGACAGGTCGACGCCCACTTGGCTTCGGCCAATTGATCATCCATCTCTTCGCGCATGGCATCGGCGCGTTTGCGCGCTTCGCGCATCAACTCATCTTTAACGCCCTTGGCAAAATCCCGCTTTTGAATCGGATTGCCTTCTGGGGTCATACCAATCGGGTCTTCGTTTTCATCCCAGTTGGGGATGTCCGGCACCGGCGTTGGGCTGATGTCCCAATTGCGATCGTCGGTGGGAAACAGAATGTCCGCCAGGCGTGCTTCTGAGCTGTTGATCATCGGCCGCGTGATGTTCACAAACACCGAGGACTTACCGGCCTTCTTCAGATTGGTCAGGGTCGCAACGTCGTATTGCCCGTTGAACTGACGCAAATCTTCCAGCCAACGGTTTTCAATACCGTCTCGCCATTTACTCAAGTCTTCGGCTTGCGCTTGCAGAGACGCACCCAGCTCGGCCATTTTCTCGGCAGCAACACGCTCGGCTTCCAGGCGTGCTTGATCCAGGTCGATCAATTCAGCGGCGTTGATGGGAATGGCTGGGTTCATGCGGCTCTTTGCATAGGGCGCCCGCACTTTCCGTCAAAGCGTACCGTCTTAAATGA